CTTCGTAATAGGCTTTATACACAAAGTGGGTGTATTTAGATTTCTTTTCTGGTTCAATCTCATCGCTAATATCGGTGACATCTGAACCGTCATAGGCGTCAGGGTCTTCTTCGTAAGTGATCTTTGACAGACAATGCGCATAAAGGTCGCCTGGTCCTAGCCGCTGCCCGATGACAGCAAGCAAACCACCTGGATCAACACGGGCTTCAGCGACAGTATCCCACCGTTCCAACAGTTTGTCACGGGCAACAGACTCTTTGGCGTTCTCAGGTGTAGCCACGTCATCAAACAACGCTAGGTCGGCACGATGACCAATGAACTCTGAGTCAATACCGTACGAAGAAACGGTTGGTTCCTTGTTATCCAAACCCGATAAGTCTTCTTGTTCAACAATGAATTCTTCTGCCCGCCACAAAGCACCAGACGACGAAGGTTTGAACCGCCCATAGTCGATAGACAAACACGCTTCGGCTGGGATTGCCAAACCTTTCTCAATCAAAATAGGGTCAGGATGCAACGGAAAAGGGCGTTCCAACGTTTCACGGATACGACGCGAATACATTTTCGCCAACGTCTGTGTAGCAGAACCGATAAGCACACGAATCTTGCGGTTCTTAACAATCATCCACACAGCAAAATCGTGAAACAGCGTCGACTTACCGGCACCAGGTGGACAATTAATAACAATGAACTCTTTGTCAGGTGAACCTAACATTTTGACAATCTTGTATGCGGCATCAACCTGCCACGCTGAAGGAACACGACCCAAATATCGTTTCCTAAAATAATCAAAATCTTCTAAACCACGCTGCGCCTCAGGCGATAACCTGTCGTAAGGGATAACAGGTGGCAGATCGGCGACATCCATAGACGCCTTCCAAGCATCAGCCTGAACACCACCCTGTTTTTTGCGTACTTGACCTATCTCAACTTCAGCCAAAGCAATCTCAGATTTTGCTTTACGCCGTTTAGCCTCCCACTTTGATGCCGTGTTCACATGGATGCCGGCTATACCTGCCGCATCCTGTATCGACATACCTGAAGCACGTGACTGCCAATATCGTGCCACATCTTGTGGCGGTATCTGGCGCCTCCCCGAACGGCCTGCTGGCATTACAATGTTCTAAAAATCGTCTGCAATGATGTAGGAACTTCGCTTAGTTGAACCTTTTGGAACTTTCCCACCTGCTTTTTTAATTTTCTGCGCCAATTCTACTGCGCGTTCTGCACTATCTCGAAATTTAGAAACATCAATTTGATTAACAACTTTAAGAGGTTTATTAGTTGTAACCCCAGATTCTTTGAAAATTCTTATTTTGTCTAAATTCACTAATGGTCCAGGTGTCGGTGTTGCATCCGAAATTTTTGTTAAATTTTTAGTTGGTGTTTTTGCAACATAAAGAGTTCCCGCAGGAATTTGATTACTGGGTGCTTTACTGACATAGGTTTTACTATCCCAAACCAAATTTTGCAAACTGTTTTTTTCTTTATAAGCAGCAGGGTTCCACGCAAAAGCGGCTTTATCGTACGGCAATGCTGCTGAACCTAAACGTGGTTCAATTTTTGACAACCCCCCAGTTCCTGATCCGTGTACTACAACACTTTGCCCAGTCACTTTATTTAACGCTCGCGCACCAACACCGGTTTTACGCAAAGCCACACCAGCAGCAGTCAAACCAGCGGCGCCAGCAAGACCTAAAGCCAACGTCGAATTAACAGCATCCTTCTCACCGCCACCAGTATCGATTTGCTGTTCCGTACCGGATTGCATCGTGCCACGATTGCCACCCAACCAAGCACTCACATTTTTAGGTCTACGTGAAGCCATTGTTAACTTACGTCTGGATTAAGTCGTGAAGATTTCTTTTTAGGTGTTAATCCCTTAATTTTGTTACGCACACTTTGTGTTCTCATAGAAGAACCAGCCAACCGTGTTTGACGAGCGACTTCTGCTCTCAACAAATCTTCGGTTGGATATTTGTTAACCGGAATTTCTGCAAACACTTTTGCTGACGTAGTTGTTTTAGTTGCAACAGGCGGATCAAATTTAATAACCGGTCTAACCCTATCTGCTGACTGGGTGAACTTTGGCAATTTTGCCGGTTTAGAAAATTTAGGTAAATCACTAGTTGCTTTCGTTGCTTTAACAACATAGATAGAACCTTGACTGCCAGCATACTGTTGATTCACGCTGACGTTTGATGCCCTCATTTGTGGCGGAACGTCTGTTCTCATAAAAGAAACAGTAGGAACATCAACGTCTGAACGAGAAATACGAGGGTCGATACTTTTAAGACCAGGAACAGGTGAACCATGCAAACCAACAGTTTTACCTTTAAGTGTGTTGGCTAAACGCTGAGGTAAACCAGTTGCACGCAACCCCACAGCGGCTGCGGTTACACCAGCAGCACCAGCAACGCCCAACATCAAAGTTTCGTTAACTTTATCTTTTTCTCCGCCACCAGTATCGATCTGGGTTTCGTTACTGCTACCAGATTGAACGGTACCTCGATTACCACTTAACCAAGCACTAACATCTTTACCTTTGGGTTTATTGCGCGGAGCCATATACGTATGTTACACTAACACCTGTTGGCGGGTACCCTGGACCATCCCTTGTTGGTTGGGGAAAGAGTCAGAGTCACCCGCCAACACTATTTTCTTAAACAGTTGCAACAAACAAAACCATCTGCTACCATCACACCACTAAACCACGGCTGTACACCTATTGCAAGGTGCGGGGCATTGAACACCAGGAAACTGGGGTAGATGATCCTGTAACGGGATCAAGCAGCGTGAACAACGTACAAGTTCAAACATGGTGTCGGCTAAAACAATGGCTAACGGCTACCAACTCAAAAGAGTGAAACGTGGGGGGAAGCACCTGTCGCACATACGTTTGACCTGACGCCCTCAGCATACGCTTCGGTTGTCCACCACCGACAACCAGCACCCTCTGTTCACATGCCTCTTTTTTTGCCGTTTTTTCTGACCACAAAAATGAACACACAAAGAAACACCTATACATATACATAGGGGCGGGCGCCTCGGCAGACCCCCCGTTGGGCGTCGCTGTGCGTGGTGGCTTGACCACCGAACATTTGTTCGGGGTTCGGGCATGGTTGCGAACATGTGTTCGGGGTTGCGAGAGGGTGGGGGGCGAACAGGTGTTCGGTGGGTATGGTTCTGTTAGGTTCGCCTAACATGTTCGGCGGTTCGGGTTGTTGTGTCAGGGTTGCCTAACATTGATGTGACGAGGTTCACATAAACAAAAGTTGCTTTTTGGTTTTGGTTGGGGTACTATCTTCTTAGTGGTTCTTATGGTGAGAACCCCGAGAGAAAGGAGCGAACAAATGTTCGTTTTAGATAGTGAATTAGTGACTCAGGTCACTAACTTGCGTGAGGCACTTGAAAAGGTAGCCATGCGCGAGGATATCCACGAAAGCAACGCCAATTGGCTTTTTGCTCTCTGTGAGACTTTAAGCCAAATAGGTTAATTAACCCGAAACGCCGTGAGGCGTCTCACCGTGACGCGGTGACTGATGAGGGTCAGAAACTTAGAGAAAGGGCAACGAATGACTAGGAAAGATTACGACGAATTAGCGCAGGCTATAAAATCGGCGCTAGAAATTCCGTCAGATAGCAAGGATAGAGAGACATTCAAATGGGCGTTTAAGTGTCTTTTAGATAATGGCGGTTTTGAAGATTACATGAGAGAAGACAATTCGCGTTTCGATTCTGAGAGATTCCGCGAGGCTTGCGGATTCTGAAGGTATCGCCCTAGCCCGATATTGGGGTAGCCCGTCATAGGGCGACTAGGGGCAAGGCGAAAGCCGAAGAACAAAACCAACAGAGAAAGGGCTAGGAATGAATGCAACGAAACTACATAGCGGTGCATGGCAGATGAGTGCCATGATTTTTGACCCCGCAGAAGGTATGTGGGGGCGAGAGAGACTAGAAACCTATACCTATATGGGGTACAATAAAAAAGATAGCGCCATCATGTTTAGGGCGCACCTCATTGAGAATGGTTACAAGGTAACGAAATAGCAAGGTTAGCCTATCGCCTCGGGCGTGGGGTTCAATCCCGATTAGGCACTAGCGACACGATCGTGTCGTGATAACAAAAGAAAAGGGGAATAATGCAACTGCATGAAATGAATACGATTCTGGCAAACTTGCCAGAAGATAGCATGAATGACTACGTACCGCCGGCGCTGTACATAGACACCGATACCGGCGCCTATGGCGACGCTAAGAGACTAGTGCTAATAAATGTCACTAACTGGTCAGAAGAGGATTTCGACGAATGGCACGACATGACCGACACGATGAGAGCGGGCTACGGGCTAGATGTTTTGTCTGCCAACGAACAGACAGCCACCCCGACACAATACGCCGAAGAATACAAGAACAAATAACCCCCCAACCCTAGCCAAGTTTTGAGACTTGACTCGCCCTCGATAGGCGACTAGGGTACAAGGTGACGAGGTTCATGGTGAACCTTGACCGAATACCAACAGAGAAAGGAAAACGAATGGATACCGAACAAAAACAAATCAATGTTTGGGAGTTTTTAGAACTGCCAAACGATAGAGCAACAGAGGCGCAAGCCCTCTACAGTTGGGGCACCAACTGCGATAGAGATGGGAACCCGTTTCTAGTGTTCCTTGACCTTATCGGGTGGAGCGCCGACAATTTAGGTGAACCGATGATGGAAAAAGGCACCGCACTCGGCTACATGGAACTCGGCTACCTTGCCGACGCCCTCAACGAGTATGCAGATAACCCTAACGAGGTCAGAGAATGGGTAGATAATTTGATGAATTGCGAGGAAGTGTGATGATATTCGACGACAATTTTGCAGGGCTCGCTATGTTCGCCCTGATGGGGTTGATGTTCGCCTCTTACAAGTTGGGCGAATTTGTGGCAGATTACCGGCACGAATTAGAGGCGACTCGCCGACGCCATGCCACGATGAAACGCAAGACGAATCAATGGTACCTACAAGAAATCAACAGCAGAAAGGGGAACTAATGAAAAGCGCAATAACGCCAGAAATGAAACCAGACACATTCAAGATCATTAAAGCCTTCGCGGAAGGTTACGCAACAAAAATATCCACAAATGATTTGTTCAATGATTTCGATGACTGGTATTCATTGAAAATAAACGATAGTGAAAGTTGGGACATAAACTTTCATATGTGCGGGAAACCAAACACGCTTTATGTTGTAGCCCACCCCGAATACGTTGGTGAAGATGGTTACATGCAAACAAGAATGGATCAATGGGTCGAGATTACAAACTTTCACAGGCAACTGCCTGATGAATCTATTTAACAACCAACAAAAGGAGAACAACTAATGCAACTTAGATATTGCGATAACGACTACGACAATGCTCATCGTTGCGAGAATTGCGGAGTTACGGGTGGTGGGGTTGAAAGTTTTAACGACACTAAAGTTTGCGAAGAGTGTGCGTCAAATAACAATTACACGGTATGGGTAGGCGCCGTCGAAGTAGTCGATTATTACGTGGATTGCTACACGGCTGCGACTATTGCCGAACAATGGATCGAACAAGGTTACGGCGACGACGTAAAAATAGAATGGATCAACCAATGAGCAGAACACAAACAGAATACCTTTACACAGTAAAGTTCACCGGCGATCACTTCACGCTATACACATGCGTGCAGGCACCCGATGAGGAACACGCCGAACGGTACGCACAACTGCAACTATTAAACCATCACGGTATCGACACGACGAAGATAGGTGCTTGGGATATCACTACCGAAGAAGACGGTGAGTTTCTCTGATGAGTAAACAACATTATTTCATCATCTATTTCGATACGGCAACCAAGCAATGGGCGCACGATCCAGAACTTGAAGAATTAAAATTTCAAAATAAAACAATTTGGTGCCACGAAACCGAAGATTGGCAACACGGATATTTAGGTGACGGAATTTTTAATGACAACAACGATTACATAACCGACATATTGTTGAATAGTCTAAATAAATTAAACCAACCAAAGGAGAACAACCAATGAACAAGGCATTAGAAACAGTCAAACTAATCGAGGTCACACTCGTACTAGCAATAGAAACCTACGGCGCGGAACAAATGTTCTGTGGCATGGACTACATCAAAACAGAAGATGAAGCACAGGTTCTCGGCTGGTCAGAACGCGAACTAGAAGTCAAACCAAAAGAAGGAGAATGAAGTGAACCAACAATTACCTATCACCCCATACAACAATACAGGTGGCTATGCCGGTACAGATACGAGCCGTGATCGTGCCGAACTTGAAGTGGCAGATGGCACACTCGCCGAACGCCAACAAAAAATTCTAGACACATTAGAGGCGCACGGCTCTGCTGGTGCCACATGGAATGAGATCGGGCGACAACTGTACCTACATCACGGTCAGGTTTCGGGGGCTTTATCTAACTTGCATAGCGGTGGTCATGTTTTCATGTTGAAAGAACGACGCAACCGAAGCCACCCATACGTGCATGCAAAGTTTCGTGATAGGTGGCGTGAAGATGAACGCCACGATGCGCCACGCCAAACCCGTGCAGGTGATCGTAAACGGTTAGCAGATGACCTGCTTGCTCTCTGTCGTGAGGGCGTGGAACGGTACCATGCGAACGAAGATGACTCGTGGCAGGCTTTCACGCAGAACTCTTTAGAGTTCATGGATATGTTAGTCAAGGCTATTGACCGCCTCGACGGGAGAAAGTGACAGGGCTGTTAGCCCTTGTTGTTCGCAACCATCGCAAGTTCAGGAAGCCCCAAGCGAGAATGGTTTGGGTTGTGCGTCGAACCGACGGCAAGTTTTGGGCTGGCGAATACAGATGGCAAGGGCAAACTTTCACCGATCATATCCCGTTCATTTACCTTTACGGCACGAGGTCGGCGTGTATGGCTGGTGCCGAGCGTTGCGGATTTGCAAACGTTGAAGCCGTTGAGGTAGAGTTATCTAGGTTTGCGAAGCGACCAATGAAAAGGCGAGGACACCATACTCGTCGTCGCTGAGTGATCGAGGAGTACCCCACTCTCGTATTTCCCTTTCTCCGAGGGTGGGGGAAACTTGTTACTTAACCCAACCTAAGTTGGTTGCCCGCCACGTTGAAGCGGAATGATTTGCCTCTACGCCTTTGCTGGTTGCGTTGTCGTCGTACAGCCGCAAAATATATATGCAGGGGTCTTCGCCTTCTGAGAACTGTTCGTCTTCGGTTGCTGTTGTCGGTAGTCCGTCATGTATTTCGCATACGGGTGGTGAACAAAAATTGTTTTTGTATCCGTACTGTAACCATTCGTCGAACGTCATTTTGGTTTGTCCTTTGTGGTCATTGGTTGTGTTTGGTGGTTGTTTGCGCATGTCGGTGGCTCTGACAGTTTGATGTGGGTTGTGATCGTGTTGCCACAAATAGGGCAAAGCCAAGTTTGTTTCACGGCTAAGCGTTAGAACGGTTCTTCTGCTGGCAAAGGTTTTGTTGGTGCTGGTTTCGGCGCCGGTTTTGTTTTGCTGACGTTCGTGGTGCCTGCTGGTGCGATTGACCATAGTTCTGCGTCATCAAATTTGGCGACCCGTTTACCGAGGATCACAGTTTTTGTGTCGCCTGCTTTGGTGGTGACTTCGACTTCCATATCTGGTTCGCCTGCGAACTCTTTGACACGTACGCCCCATGAGTCGTCTTTAAGTTTATAAAATGATGCTGACATGAATGCTCCCCCTTTGAGGTAGTTTTGTAGTGGATTAGATATTCGGATCAGAGTTCCGTACCCTGAGCCATTGCTATTCTCATTCGTTCAACCATCTGTTTGTAGGTTGAAAGTTCTCGGTTGATGTCGATGGATGCTTGAACTGCTATGTTCAATTCCCGTACCAGTTTTTCGTTTTCTTGTTTTAGTTCGTCACGTTCTTCACGTACACGATCTAAACTGTTTTGCAGGTCGTTGCAACGTGCATCCCACATCGCTAGTTCTGACACCTGTGCATCGGTCATAACCCCATCCTAGTCTTATATTTGCGGCTGTGTAGTAATCTTCGACGTTCAGCGGCCGATTTGCCACCCCAAACACCGTACATGATTTCGTTATCAAGAGCGAACCTTAGACATCGTTCCCGTACAGGGCAGTTTGCACAAAACTTTTTCGCTGTGCTAACAAGGTGCCTTTCACCGATCTCAGGGAACCATGATATGCCGTCGCTGGTGTGGCATTTGGCGTTGTCCATCCAATCTGTTTCTTTGTCAATCAGTCGGAATGATGCAAGTATTTCCCCCATTGCTTCACTTTCCCCAGGGTCGGAAGCCGTTTCCGCTGGTTTTTTGGGCGTAGTCATAGATTGTTTTGGCGGCTTTAAGGTTTGTTAACGGATCGAATAAGTCTTTACAGTAGTTGATTATCCCCAATGTTTGCAAGTATCCGTTCGGATACCAGCGTGTAGGTAGGCACCATGATCGGTCGTTGATTTGGGCTAAACCTATGTCGGTTGACCCATCAGCGTTCAGGGTGGTGTTGTGCGCTTGGGTTAGGCACCTTGATTCTCGATGAAGAATCTGGTCAAGGGTCGGTAACTGGTCTAGTTCCCAGCCTGCTTCGAGGGCTGCATCCCACCATTGTGGGCATAGGGCTTTAGGTTTGGCTACCGCTACAGGGTCGCGCCAGACGCGCTGTATTGCGTTCTGAGCGACCAAAACAGGGGGTGGGCTGTTAGGTACAGGGGGTTGTTCAGCGAGGCTTGTAACCCCACCTACAGTCAGGGTGACTGTGAGAACGGCGAATAGCCGTGAGAGTGCATCCATTAGATTCTCCTACCTTAGTTGATTGGTTGTAAGTCTTATTTTATAAGGGCTATAAGTTCTGCGAACTCGTTGAGTGTCATCAACACTATCCCGTCAGAGTTACCTTCGGGCATGGCGATCATTGCGAAAGGTCTGATGTCACCCAACGCTTTAGAAGCATCCGATTGCGTTTTCGCCGCACGAAACCTGGTTTCGATAGGGCCGACTTGCGCACCGGCTTTAACTTCAACGCGAAAAAAACCGGACCAATGTTCTTCATGCCGAGAACCTGCGTTACCTGTCGCAGATAAACCCAGTTTGCGTCGGGCATGTCGGGCTTTAGCATCACCTTTAGTTCGATTCCTTTTCCCCCGAGCCGCAGGATCGTTACATCCACGTACCCGTCGCTTACCGTCACGAGATGGGCGACCGAGCAACCCGAACTTCGGACATTCAGGTAGGTTGCATTTGTCACGGTTGCCTTGACATTCCCCTTTGCGTTCATCGGTCATTGAGGGTCAAGGGTTTCGATGAGTTCCCAAACTTCACCTTTGGTCATCTCGTTCAGATCGTTCAACGGATGCTTCACCGAACCGACAGCCAACTCTAGTTTGGCTTCAGGTGTGTCGAAACCTTTAGAGTTCATTAACGCTTTCAGTTTCGCCAACTGTGTTCCACCCACCTTGCTGTCAGGGTTTGATGGTTTCACGTTCGGGTTATGTACCGGTTCTACGGGTGTTGCTTTGAACGTTTCAACTATCGCCTTTTCTGCTTCGGCGTTGGTTAAAGGTTTCGGTTGTTCTTTCATTGACTTAAAAGCGTCACGCAACTTCGCCATGTCCGCTTCTTTTAATCCGATCAACAGTACGCCTGCCTGTTTCGCTACCTCGTTCGGGTCAAGGTTCGCTTCTTTGCAGGCTGCTTTGAATCGGTCAATGTTTTCTTGGCTGACAACACCGGCAGGTTTAGGTGCCGTGGCAGGGTGTTCTTCCCACTCAGACTTTGACCAAAGTGAGAGACAGATACCGAACCGCATAGATGCGTTGCGTAGGAAGTCGCCTACAAGTTCTTTATCTAGATCAGGTTTGTCTGCACGTACCGAACCGACACCCAACATGGTTTTGCCGAGGATGGTTAGATGCCCCCACATGGTTGCCATGCCGTTTGTTTCGGTGATCGCTGGTCTGCCGTTTACGAACTCGACAGGCGACCAGTTCCACATCGGATCAATGTCAATGAGGATGCGGTTGATTTCTGCGTGACCTACGAAGTCGAGCGTGATGCCGCCTCGCGGTAGTTTGCCGACGATAGACGGATCAGGTACACCGTATGTGCTGAGTATTTCTTTTAGTTCCATTGCTATTCTCCTTTCGTTGCCACACGTAACGTGCGGATGGTTGTTGTTTTCTTAAACTTCTCTACCAACGCTGGGTGTTCTTGTTCAAGTTTCTTTTGATCCAACGATGTGCGTTCAGATGTTTTCCAAGTCAAAGCCAAAGTGCCGTTCAATGTGGCGTACTCGGCTTCACCCATCAGGCCGCACAGTTCTGCTTTGATTCTATCTTCGGTTGCTTCAAGTTCTTTCATCTGTTGTTTAACTTGTTTCAACGCAACGATTTGTTGTTTCATGCTGGAAGGCAGTTCGACTGTGGTGTTGACACCTTGCGGATATTGGGTTGAGATGTGCCGGTAGGCGTACTCTGCACCGTCAGGCAACATCCCTAAATCTATGGCTGCCAAAAACTTTCGGCAAGCGTCAATGTGTTTCTGTTTCTCATCTGATGAAACCTTTTGTACATGGTGGTGTAGTTCCAGGTCTGAATCAAAGATCGCCCAATCAATAGAGAAAACGTTTGCGCAGATCGCCTGCTGTATACCTTGCCAATACCAGTAGTCGGGCAGTTTCCCATCCCAACGTTTCCTTGTGGTCTTAACTTCGATGACTTGGCGTTGGTCGGGTTCATCCATGCTTAACGCATCAAGCGTTGACATCAGGCGAACACCATCTTCTTCGTAGCAGTACAGCACGTCTGGTGTGTACAAAACTTTGTTCAGTCTGTCTGCCGCCCATTTGATGAGTGTCGGTTCAAGCCGGTTGCCTCGGTCCATTGCCGAGTTCGGTGCCTCAGGTTGTGGTGGTTCAGGTGCCAACAGTTCTGTTGCCAGGTCTGCCGCGGTTTTGAATGGGTGCGCACCGTGAACTACAGCGGCTACTGATGCTGTGATTTGTGGTTCACCTGATTCGTTTTTCCATCGTGCCGCCAACCAGTCGGCTGTGCCGTGTTCAGGTTTAATTCTTGTGTACCAGTTCTTATTCATTTGTTCCCCTTTGTTTGGTTTAGTTAGAGCATACGGTGGGGGTGTTGCAAAGTCAAATCAATTTTTGCTTGATCCAAAACTTTTACGTTCTGCACCATAGACACAGGGATATGTGTCACCATCCCTATAGTTTTAAGGTTCGGTACCTCGTCAGGCATATATGAACCGGTGATCGAAATGTACCCTGGCAAACATTCAGGCCACAAGAACCCTACCGACACAACATGGCAGGCTTCGGGTTTGTAGGTTTCTATTTCGATCCAGCCGTTATCGGAATCGTATGCGTCTATCCAATGAACGGACACAAGTGACCACGGGCAGGACATCAGTTTTCCTTTGGGAGATATTCGTAACTGGCGTGGGACATGGACATGATGCGACCTTCACGGGTTATCGCAACCCAAGTCGGGGCGTCAGGGTCGCAGACACATGACGACACTTTCGTTTCATCATGCTCGATGATGGCGTCACAATGTTGGCAGCAAAGTCTCATAACCAGCACACATATTCTGACGTTACACGCCCTTTGATTGGGTCAACGAAATGCAGGCGTTGGCTGGGTTTGCCGACCGCTGCGATGAACGTGCGGGCATACTCGTTGTGGGATTCAGGTGAACCTGTTACGAACACTCGACCACCGTTCGCCATCGTGAGTGCGGTAGGTGTATGGAAATGCCCCATGTAGCAGTCATGGAATGATTCTACGACACCGGTAGACCATGCCGAAACTTTGCGCAAAATAGAACCGAACGCCCCTATTTCGTCGCCGTGAACCAACAACACGTTGTAGTTGCCGATAGCAAAAATCTGGTACCAGTCATCAGACATCTGCCATTTGACATGCTTGATGTCGGCACAGTTGTTTGATGCGATCTGGTATGCCATACGGTCAATGTTGTCGCCGGCAGGCATGTCACCTTTTTTGCCTAGTCTGCCATGATTACCGAACTCGCACACGACTTTGACTGATTCAAAGTTTGTGGCAAGGGTACGGATAGCGGACTCGATGATGCGCACCACGGCAAACATCTGTTCGTATAGATGCGCACCGATCTCAAACTGCTGGCCTGGGAATATGCCTACGCCTTCCACCATGTCGCCACCCAACATGACAACACATTCTTTGACGGGATGGTGGGCGCGTTGTATTTCGGTGAGTTGAATAACTTTGCGGATCATTTCCTCGATGCGGGCTGTCAACACGTTGATGTCGTACGAGACTGTTTGTTTGCCTGCCTGCCAGTCGGTGAGATGTACGAGCGCAACCTCGGGTTTGATTTTGCGTTTATCTTTCACCGGTGGGATAACTGTTGGGCGTGGTGTCGCCAACAAAGATAACCGTGCCGCTTCGTAGACGGCTTCGATCAGGTCGGATGTTTTAAGTTTCGCTTTCGCTTCGGCACGTTGACTTTGCAACAGGGCTTTGCGTAAATCTATGACCTGTTGTTCCAAAAACATTTGGTCTTTGAGTTTCATTTCCATGATCTCCTTAACGCAGTTAACGCCGAGGTAGATGCGACATATCCCCGTTTAGTTAACGTGCGTTGTATCGCACCTGCGCTAATCGTCGAATCTTTCAACGCTTGCACCAAGTCTTTGTATTCTTCGGCTTTCATTTCTTTTTTCAGCCGAGTAAGAATTGTGCGGTCTGCTTTGCCGCTACGGACTTCTTCCAAGAATTTGCCCACTATTTTGCCGCCATGTTTAGGCATGTCAAATAGCCTAAAGCATCCACGAGGCTGTCGTGGTGGATGGTGTCGCGTTCAAGGTTGGTGCGTAACCGTGCAAGTTTGACTGCGACCATGAACATGATCGCTTCGGATACCTCTAGGTTGATGCCGGTGAGCGCATAGTAGATGTCGGCGACTTTACGGTAGTCGTCTGCTGGATGACCGTAATCGTTTTGTCTTGGGCCGTTAACAAGTTTGTGTGCCTCTAAAAGGATTTCACTTCCTGCTGTTGCCTTTGGTTTTGTTGACATGTTTCATCCCCTCGATAATGGTATCTATTTTTTTTATGAGATTCCAAAGATCGTCTTGTTCGCTGACCCCTGGGTAAACCTTACTTAGGTACTTCCTTATTGCCTTCAACTCTATCTTTGTCAATTCCAAGTTCATTGTCAAGTATCCCTCCGGTTGCGTGAGAGATTAGGTGGTCTGTTACCCGTCTGTCAACTTTGTCTACTTTGGTTTCTACGCGACCTATGCCTTTGTGCATGATGCGTAGGACAGCCATCACGTTGTCGTGATCTTCTCGGTTTTCTTTACGGAATACGGTTATGAGGGTGACGATGATGCCGCCGACTGCTGTGACTACAGCCGAAAGTATTAGCGCCCAACCGCCATCCATATCATACGGCTTTCTGCGAATCAACCCACGCCTGCACAGCAGGGGTAGAGTTATCACCAGTTACCAGCCGTATATGCCACGGTTCGCTCGGAACCACTTCCCATGAAAAACCGAAATCTTTGACGTTTGCGATCAACCAATTCAAACGCTTCGGTTCACCAGCAGAATGAACGTCGATAGCGATACCGAGGTTGTGGTTTGATTTGCCTGGGGTGGCAAGCATCGCCATACCTTTTCGCAGATACCAAGTTTTACCTTCAAACGTTTTAGTTGAGGTACCAGGGATCGGATCGGTGCGGTAGCGTTGAAGGAAAGCGGCTTTCTGTGACTCGTAAGAACGATACAAGTCGCCTGCGCTCGTCGGTTTGAGAACAAGTCCATCCAATGTGGCTTTTGCGACCATTGCGTTCCATGCGTCAGCGGCCCGCCAATGCAGTTTGCCGCCACCTTTGATTGGGCGTAGCATGTTCTCAGGTAGTTTCCCTGGCTCAACACCTTTCAGGTCGGCTGGCATGACGATGGGAACGATGTAGTCCCACGCAACTTTTTTTGGCATTATTTCTTCTTAGTTTTGGTGCCGAACGCTGCCGAGATTTCTTCTGATGTGAGTTCGCCGTCAACTGATGCGGCTGCAAGTTTCTGCACAACACCGAACAAGGCTGTGAGTCCTGCGACACCAGCGGACTTGATTACATCTACACCGAGGATTGCGCCACCGGTGATGATCGGTAAGGCTGATGCGATGAACAACGATACGAGTCTTTGTCCGAGGTCTAGGGCTTTGGCGATTGCTGAGTTCATTCTGTGTCCTTTTGTGTTAGGGATATGAGCGAGTGTAGCACTATTCCTATACCTGTTAGAAGTAGCGCCTGTCGTAGGGTTGGGCCTGAGAGGGTTATGAGAACCATGCCGGTTCCAACCCATGTCCAAGTGTTATCCCTCACGTAGTTGATGATCTGTTTCATTAGCGTCTAATCCTAGTAGGTGGGATTGCGGCGATGAGCGCACCTACAGCGACGAGGGTTCGGCGTTCACCGACGGGGATATTTGAGCCTGTTGGTACATAGTTTTCGAATTGTGAACTGAAGATGTCAATAGTTTTTTCGAACGCTTCTTTGATTTCTGTTGGGGCTTCTTGGATGGCTTCGGTGAAGGCTTCTAGTTGGGTGTCGG